CGTGCCGGTCGCGCCATACGCGCCAAGTGATTGCCTGTAGCTGGTAGGGCATGAGGCCGAGCCGTTCCGCTGCTGCCTCATACGCGGCTTGCAAAGCGCGGTATTCACGGACGCCAATGTTCGACCGGTCGTCAGTGAGACCGACGCGCTCACCATAGGCAATGTTTCGTGCGTGACCGTCGATTGTCACGTTGAACTCGCCCATGATATCCATGAAGAACGACGTAATCTTCTGACCTTTCAGCATGTCTTTTGCGCCGTCGTAGTCCGGACGCGCTGCCAAGATATCCCAAGCCTTTTGTTTCATGGCGTTATAGGTCGAGACCTTCACCGACAAGAGACCGTCGCCGCTGATAAACGCGCCGATTAACGCGTCGGCGTTCACGACATTGCGTGACCATTTGTTGTTAGGTGAAAGCGCAGCGATAACAGCAGCCACAATATAAACCGGCACGTCATATTTTAACGCGATACGATATGCCGCCTTTTGTGCGTCGTCGTACCAGACAAGCCCCTCATTATATTGTGTAGCGTCGGCGTCACGATAAACGCTGGTGATATTGTAAATCATGCGCTCGTGGTCGACTAGTGTCGCTTGTTTTGTCATAGCGGTTCCTTTCGTTAAAAACGATACGCAAACCCTACGGACGATATCCGCCCCGGTCAAGCGGTTTAATTTTCTCACCCTGTTCCCGAAGCCAGCACGTCGGACAGCGTAACTGCCCCGCGTCCTTTGTCATGGCTGGCTCACCACACACATCACACGGATGGTCAGTAGACAGGGTAGTCTTTCGCGTCGGTCGATTTGTCTTTGGCGTCGTCCGGTTTGCCATGTTCTTGCGGTTCGTTAGGTATGATGCCATCGTCTAGCCACTCCGCGCGTAACTTGTTGTAAATGTCGATGCACGATTCGCCGTGCTTTGCCGTCCACTCGTCACGGGTCATGCAGAAGGCGTCCTCTTCCATCTCAATCAGCCAGTCACTCACTCTTCCCATCGTCATCTCCTTCGTAATACTCTTCCCACGTTTTATCTGACAAAAACCAGTCGTGGGTGATCTCTTCATCCTCTGTCATTTCGTGTACCTACCTTTGTCTCGTATCTTTCGATGTCACCGATTGCGTCATCTATTTTGCCATAGATGCGGTCGAGGTCTGTGTCAAGAATTTCGATGTCTTCGAGTGCGTGCTTTGCCTGTGTGAGAAAGGCACGGATCACCGTCGTCTGCGTTATCTTTGCGCGTAACAGTTCACCGACACCCTCGCAGCCGTCGCACTCCTCGAATACACCGATAAGGTCGCCGCCCCGGATCGGATCGGGAACAGCCTGTTCGTACTCTTTCTTGCCGTAGCCGCCGCATTCCCAGCAGTAGCACCGTTCGACGTGGTTTTCCATCAGCAGTAAATCCTTTCCATGATGCCGCTAAAAGCGTGGAACATCATCCAGCCCAAGAAGGCCCAACAGCACACAAGCAGGAATATCTCAATGTCATCGTGCGTGAGGCAGTATTCCACAGCCTTGTCCCACAATTTACTCATGTTCACCCCCGTTACCTCGTCCCAAGCCACCGAAATACTGCGGCTTACGCTTGGCAGTCTCAAACACACCCAGCGTGATAAATATGCCAGCTAACAGGATTGCGTGGACAAGCGCACTGATGCCGAACACGACAATCGATCCCACCCAGAACGAAAACACAATGCACCACATCCACGCAAGGACTTGCATTATCATGTGGCGAGTGTTTGTGTCGGGAATATTTGACAGCGGGTTCTTTGCGCTGTCCATCACCAGTTGATACAACCTAGTCATCAATAGGCACCTCTTCTTCGTAAACATAGTCACGCCACCACATCTTGTTACCCTCACCATCAACCGGCGGGGTGAACTTGAGTGCGTGATGCAGCATGTGTTGTAGATGTTCTAGCTTCCCTATGTCGGACAACCAGATGTCGCTGCATTCGTGGATCGTGGTAATCATATTACGCAGATCATTGTGTGCCTTCAAAAGCTGACGGCGGTCTTCGTCCTTTACGATTACTTCCATGTGTCGATCTCCTTTTTAAGATATGTAACCCATATCGATAAAAAGAAACGGCGTCAACACAAAAAAGAACAGGGCCAGAAAAATCCAGCCCTGCTCTCCACACACACAACAACGTCACCCCCTATGAGCTACCAACCTCGTAGGGAATACCCAGTTTTACCAAGATATGACGGTTTCTGTCAAGCCACCTCTCGCACTCTTTTTCGTTTTTACCAACAAAGATGGTAACGAGGCGTAGGTAGTCTACGGCCCGTTTACTCTTGACAAGTTCTTTGCTTGTCTCACCGATGCGGACAGATGAAACTGGCGCAACAACTTCCCACCGCCAACGGTTTACGATTCCTATTTCAAGAGGCTTGGTCTTGAGATTATTCTTCATCGTGACCGCCAACCCTCATACACAAAAGTTCTTGATTTATCGGCAACTCATCCCAGAACAACTTAGTTGATGCAAAGTAACATTCAGCCATTGTGGGATAGTACGCTACAGTTTCAACTTCAAAATTTTCTACTTCAACTGCCGTTATCAGCAGAAGAACCCATGCCACCTTCGTAGTCATCGTCGTCCAGTGCCTCCAAGTAAATGTCTATGGCTTCTCTCATGAGATCGGATACGGCAACCTGTTCCCTACTCGTTTTTTGTAAGCGTCCAGAGTGTGCCGACAGTCTGTCGTATTGTTTTACTGACATCAACAAACTGTATGTCTTTGTCGGTTCATCAATCTTCGCCGGTCTTCCCATCGCGAATATCCTTCTTAGCCTGTTTGTCTTTTTCTTTGTTACGTTTGTCGGGTATGACTTGTTTACCATACTTTCGTAACTGTTTAGCTACAGGGTTGATTTTAGTTATCTTTTTCATAACAAATAAACCCCTATAGGTTGTTGTTCTTTGTGTGTATCTGGTTTGTCAAGCACCGTCAACATATTTTTTTGTGTTGACACAGTTTATCATGTGAATTATCCCAGTGTCATGTCTTTTGACAGAAGGAACGCAACAATGAAATCACCAGCTTGGTTGTCAGGGTATGTCGAGTCTCTCGACTTTCCCGCACTGACGCGGTATCGATCCGACTGCCCTGTCTGTGGAAAAAAGAATACGTTTAGTGTGACCGATGATGGTATGCAACGTCTGTGGTATTGTTTTCACGCAGACTGCAATGTGTCCGGTCGCACTGGCATCACCCTGACAAAGGAACACGCCGGTCGTGCTTTTCGTGGCCCGCAGTCGCCGCCCCCCGTCCCTCGCATTGGTAATACTTACGAAATACCTGAAACATTTGTCAGCATTTCTCGTAGCTTGGACGCCGAACTTTATGTAAAGCGTGTACAGGCGTACGATGCTTATTTGTCCGGTAGGGCGGATATCAGGTATGACTTCAAGCGTAATCGCGTTGTATTTCTTGTCAAGAACGGCAGTAAGGTTGTCGATGCAGTGGGGAGATCAATAGATGGTAGAACACCTAAATGGTATCGTTATGCTAGTAGCAAACATCCCTTCATATGTGGCAGCGGAGCCTATGGTATTCTTGTTGAAGATTGCGCTAGTGCTTGCGCTGCTTCTGAGTCCACGGTAGGCATCGCTCTCATGGGGACTAATCTTCTTGCCGAACACATTGAAGTATTGAAACAATATGAGCGTGTGTTCGTAGCTCTTGACAAGGATGCCACTGACAAGGCCATCACTATGGTGCGTGCGTTACACACGCATGTGCCGACAAAGCTCATGGTTCTTAGAACCGATCTAAAAAACATGCAGAAGGACGAACGTAATGACTTCCTACGATCCTATATCGATAGATAAACAGATACTGGGCTTTTGCCTAAGTTCTGATTTCTTTTCTCGTGTGGCAAATACGGTCACCCGTGACATGTTCACTAAGGAGATGCGCGATGTGTTCGATGTCATATCGTATGCACACACGACTTACGAAAACGATATAACTGTGGGCGAACTCACGATTCTATTCAATGATCGAAACCCTGCGATGCCGGACTCCACGCGAGAGCGGGCGCAGGAGCTTATTGCCACACTAGATCAGGGCAACCCCAACAACATGGACATGCACCTCGACATGGTGCGTAACTTCTGGCTGCGTGATCGCGCCCGCATCATAGGTGAAAAAGCGATTGAAATATTCACGGGCGAGAGTGAAGACTTTGGTGAACTGAGGTCGATGGTTGAGTCTGTGGAAGACGGACGGATGTCTGATCGTACCACCTACGAAGAAGTGACGGATGACCTAGAGGCTTTGCTCGACGCAAATACTGGCGAGCCTGACTTCCCTTTTGAGTTTGGCCTGATCAGTGAGCGTGTGGCTGGCCTTGATCGGGGCAACTTGGGCATCATCTTTGCACGTCCAGAAGTGGGCAAGACTACGTTCTGCTGCTTTCTTGCTGCCAGTTATGTACGGGCAGGACACAGGGTTGTTTACTGGGCAAATGAGGAGCCTGCCGAAAAAATCAAACTGCGTCTGATCCAGTCATTCTTCAACATCACACGCAAAGAACTCGACGAAAACCGTGCTAAGTACAGCCCGTTATACGAGAGAGATATCATGCCCTACCTCAAGGTCATGGCCGCTGTCGGCATGGGTGTCGAGGAAGCTGATGCCTATGCCAAGCTCAACAAGCCTGACATAATGTTCATGGATCAGCTTGATAAGTTTCGCGTGTCCGGAGAGTACAATCGTGGGGACGAGCGTCTCAAGGAAACATATGTTCACGCCCGTGAGATCGCCAAGCGAAACAAGATGCTGGTGTGGGCTGTCAGTCAGGCATCTAACGACGGGCATGACCGTCAATTTATTGACTACAACATGATGGACAACTCGAAGACTGGCAAGGCAGGCGAGGCTGACATCATCATAGGGATCGGCAAAACAGGGGCAAGTGACGTGGAAAACATCGTGCGTCACATCTGCATATCAAAGAATAAGATTAACGGCTGGCACGGACCCATCAACGCACAGATTGACGTACAGAGAGGAGTGTACTACTGATGAGTAATCACGTAAATGAAGAGGCACTTGAGCGTCTCTATGAAGAGGAATACGTTTCTGCACGGAAGCGGTGGCCGATCCTGTCTGAGGAGCAGGTCGAGAAGTTTGCAGAATACTTTGCGCGTAAGCGGTTTGAAGAGGAAGCAGAATGAACGTCCTGACTTTTGACGTGGAAACTACCCACACTAACAAGCCTAACAGTGGCACTACTGCGTTACCGTACTTTGGCAACCGCCTCGTGTCGATAGGCTACAAGTGGCTGGGCGAGGATGAGGTGTTTTACGATTGTTACTATCACGCAGATGAACCGCCGACTTACAGTGCAGCACAAGATTTTCAAACATCCCTGAACTATGCTGATGTGGTCGTGGGTCAGAATATTAAGTTCGACTTGCAGTGGATACGTGACTGCGGTTTTACATACGAGGGACATATATATGATACGATGGTTGCAGAATACATTCTATCGAAAGCGCGACGTTGGCCTCTTGGACTTGCTGCTCTTGCAAAAAAGTATGACACAGTGCAAAAGGAGAAGGACCTTGTTCAGCCGTATCTGGACGGGGGCAAGACGTTCTATGATATACCGTGGGAGATAGTACGAGAGTACGGTATCGCTGACGTGATAAGCACAGAGCAAGTGGCTCTGAAACAACTTGATGCCTTTGGCACTACATTCGAGGAACTATACAATGACGAACGATCTGTTGCCGACACTGCTACTGTCCTTTGAGATGACGGACACACTGTCCCGTATCGAACGAAACGGGCTGCGTATAAATCTTGACACGCTTGACCAGATTGAAAAACAATACCAAGAAGAACTCGACGAACTCGAACTGCGTCTCAACGACATGGCTCGTGAGGCTATGGGTGACACACCCATCAGTCTCACCAGTCCGGATGACAGGTCAATGCTCCTCTACTCACGCAAAGTGAAGGATAAGGGAACGTGGTCTAACTTGTTCAACTTAGGCATGGAGCGGCGCGGTGCTACGATGAAACCCAAGCAGCGCACCCGCATGTCGGGTAAGGACTTTCGTATTGCTGTGCGTAATAATACAGACGTTGTGTATAAGACTGTGGGTGAGCGTTGTGCTGGCTGCTTGGGTCAGGGCAGGGTGCGGCCCGTTCGTAAGGATGGCACACCAAGTAAAGCCGTGCGTATATGTACATACTGTGGTGGAAAGGGTGTCGTGTACATGCCAACGAATGAAGTTGCGGGTTTCAAGATGGTGCCCCGCAATGTGCGAGATGTGGCATCTGCAGGTTTCAGAACAGATAAGGATACGCTGGCTGAACGTGAGTTAGAACTGTCAGGTCCGGCTCGTGAGTTTGCATCAGCATATGTGCGGTACAATGCCCTGCGTATGTACTTAGGCACTTTTGTTGAGGGGATGAAAAACAATGTCGATGATCACGGTATCATACATCCGGAGTTCATGCAGTGTGTTACGGCGACGGGTCGCCTTTCGTCTCGTAACCCGAACTTTCAGAATATGCCACGTGGTAATACCTTCGAAATACGCAAGGTTGTCGAGAGTCGCTTCAAGGGCGGTAAGATCATTGAGGGGGATTACTCGCAGCTTGAGTTCAGAGTGGCAGGATTTCTAGCCAATGATCAGCAGGCGTATGATGATGTGCGTGACGGCACAGATGTTCACAGCTACACAGCAAGTGTCATAGGCTGCTCACGACAAGAAGCGAAGGCTCACACGTTCAAGCCTCTCTACGGCGGGACCACGGGCACAGAGGCCCAGCAACGCTACTACAGAGCCTTCAAGGAAAAGTATGGGGGAGTGTCCACGTGGCACGAAGACCTACAGCGAGAGGCCGTTGAAAAGCGAGTAATCACTCTTCCATCTGGCAGGCAGTATGCTTTTCCTGAAGCGCGGTGGACAAAGTACGGCACAGCTACACATCGTACGAACATATGCAACTATCCTGTGCAGGGTTTTGCAACTGCGGACTTGTTGCCCGCTGCTCTTGTCAGACTCGACAAACTATTTATGAAAAATAATTTGCTGTCTGTCATCTGTAATACCGTTCACGACTCTATCGTGATTGATTGCCATCCCGATGAAAAAGATATCTGTGTCAGTCTGATGCGTGAAGCGATGCTTTCTCTGCCTGAAGAAACTATGCAGAGATATGACATCTGTTATGACATGCCTGTCGGTATTGAGATAAAAATGGGCGATAACTGGCTTGACTTGCACGAAGTAGAGTAGTAAGATCAATCTACCAACCCTAGATGTAAAGGAGATCGAAGGATCATGTTAGGGACAGAACTTGTAGAAGCACTAGATAACGATCTAAATAGTATCGTGGCAGCAATGTCGAGCGATAACGTCGAGGAAATGATGAAGCTGACTGGTCAGGGTGGTGCCGTGACTGAGAAGGTCGGACTTCCTCGTCTGAATATTAACTACGATCAAGAGACTGATGACGGTCACAACCTTACGAGGGGCGACTGGAAGATGTTTCTTGACGGACAATTTATCTACGCAAAAGAGGTGAAGCTTCGAGTGTTGCTGCGTACGTATGAATATTCCGTGTGGGACTCAGAGGCAAACGAGGGCAAGGGTGGATTTTCGTGTAAGTCCGTCCAGAAAACTTCGTTCGGCGGAGAGTTTCCCGACACGCAGGGCGGCAATAAGTGTGGACGACTTTCACGCGACGAAGAAGAGGCCCTTGATAAGGATGATGCACGTTACTTGAACTCTCGTGCGGTTGTCTGCAATCAGGTGATCTATGGTCGCATCAGTGGCTCCTTCCATACACCCGATGGCACTCCTGTTGAAGTGGTGGATGAGCCTGTGATCGCATACTTCAAGCGGTCAGGGTTCCGGCCTATTGCGGACTTCATCCAGAGCTTGACTAAGCAGAACAAGCTGATGGCGCAGACGAACATCCTGCTGCGTACTAGTCGGCAGAAGAAGGGCAGTGTCACTTTCTGGACGCCCCTGCCTACGTTCGATAGCACGGTAGCTATTACGGACAACGATAAGGAACTGTTGGGAACTTTCGCGGAAACTGTCAAGGCTCACAACGAAAACGTAATGAATGGATACAGGGAAGCATCTAAGCTGATGTCAGACGATAGCGATATCGATCTGGCTGCGGACTTCAAAGATGCTAACGCTGCTTAACATTCAAGACTACATGTCAAAGGCTCTGCGGGGGGAGACTAGCGTTTCCTCCGCAGGCATTTCTAGATTTATTAAAGACACACAACACTCTGTAGTAAGACAACTCACCGAAAAGCGGGGTGAGTATCGCATCCGCATGTCCGGTCTTGGTAGGCCACTGTGCCAGCAAGTCTTGGAGAAACATGGCGTAAGGGAATCGATGCAGTACAATACACTGTTTCGTTTTCTGTTTGGTGACCTCACTGAAGCCATCCTCATGCTTGTCATGAAGGAAGCGGGCGTAGACATAGTTGATGCTCAAAGAGAAGTAGAACTGAAGCTCGGTGATCACACGATCAGGGGCACTCTTGATGTCATCATACGAGACGAAACAGGGACTGAGAAGGTCTGGGATATCAAGTCCGCAAGCGACTGGGCGTTCAAAAACAAATTCACTGGGTTCGGCGGGTACGACTCCCTAAAGAATGATGACCCGTTCGGCTATGTGATGCAGGGTTACTTGTACTCTGCGGCCACTGGTATGCCGTTCGGTGGGTGGATTGTTGTCAACAAGTCTAGTGGTGAGGTTGCCGTGGTCGAGGCTCCGGAGTGGCAGGAAGAAGACCGTGCCAAATATCTGGCAGACGCTGTTGATCGCGTCAAGTTTTTGACAAATCCAGATGTCAAAGAATTTAAGCCCTACCCCGATGAGTTCGAAACTTATCGACGCAAGGGTGAAACCCTGCGTACGGGAAACAAGGTTCTTGCAAAGGAGTGCAATCTCTGCGGCTATCGACATCACTGCTGGCCGAAAGCAGAACTACACGCTCGTGTAACTTCGCAAGCCAAGTCTCCACCACAAGTGTGGTATACCAAGCTCAAGACGAAAGAACTGTGACATGCCATATCTCTTCGTAAGAGACTACGAGGTGGAATTGATGGAGATGAATAGGGACCTTCATCATGTCTACGTTGAGTCGCATGGCGGCAGCGGTGGGGAACGTAAGCTCGTTCGTATTCGTATGAATGAAAGAGGCTTACCCCTCACGTTAAAAAACAACTACACTGAATTTGGCGCATTGTCGTCGGATACCGAAAAGCGTGACATAACTACACTCGAATCTGAATTACAGAAAATAGGCAGGACATCACATTCTGGAGCTATTGTATGCGTCCCACTGAACCGTTTGACAAACGAACTCTCTATAATAGAAAAACTTTCCCCAAAAGTGGCAGGCTACGTAATTCAAAGAATGGGATCAATAGGAATGAAGCTATGAAACGAGGCAATCGAAAGGCGGGCTTTCGATCTAACTTCGAGTTAGACATAGCGAAAAAACTCAGTAACAAAAAAATTCCGTACGAATATGAGAAGATGAGACTTACGTATATACCGAAGCCTCGCACATACACGCCGGACTTTCATCTTACAAAGCACGACATAATCGTCGAAGCAAAGGGATACTTCGACAAGGGTGATAGAATAAAGATGCAGTTAATCAAGGAGCAGCATCCTGATCTGGATATTCGCATCGTGTTCTTGAACGCACGAAATAAAATTTACAAGGGCAGTAAAACTACGTATGGTGCGTGGGCTTCC